CGTTCTTCGTGATGCAGTTGATGGTCATGCCGCACTCTGTGGCCACATCCTTCGCGGTGAAGGTCCGGTGCGTTTCGAGATAACGCAGAATTGCCTGTTTTCCTTTCATCGTCTTAGCACTCATAGTCAGCCTCCTGTTGCATCTGGCCGCTGTAGGTGAAATCTACCGGGTCCAGGCCGGAGTAGCGGCTGCTGAAGTGGTAGGTTTTTTCTGCCCCCGGCGCATGGCGGGACTTCACACAGATGATTTCTGTGATGCCTTTCAGTTCGGTGTTCGGGTTGTATTTCTCATCCCGGTAGATCATGAAAATCACATCGGCTTCCTGCTCGATAACACCGGACTCGCGGAGGTCAGCTGCGACCGGGCGCTTATTAGCACGTTCTTCGACCTTACGGTTAAGCTGAGCCAGTGCGATGACCGGGCAACGCAACTCTTTCGCCAGGTTTTTCAGGCCGGTGGCGATCTCCCCTACGCTGCGGTTCATGTTCTCAGGGTCAGACATGCGCATCTTCTGGAGGTAATCGACAATGACCACACCAAGTCCACCCAGTTTCTTGCTCATTCGCCTGGCTTCCGCTCGCACCTGATGAACGCTGAGGGATGGCTTGTCGTTGATATAGATCGGGGCTTCGATGAAATCCTTCATGCAGTGGCCGACCTTTCCCCAGGCACCATCCATCACGCCGCTCCGCTTGCTGAGTAAATCCTCTTTGCTCACCCGTGCCCGGTGGAACGCGACACGTTCGGAGATCTGATCAACTGGCATTTCCAGGCTGAAGAACAGCACAGGCTTTTTGTTTTTCAGGCCGACAGTCTCGGTCACGGTGGTGCTGAACATGGTTTTCCCCATGCCAGGGCGCCCGCCGACAACGATGAAATCGGTGTTGTTGAACCCGCCGAATGCGCTGTCGATGGTTGCCATGCCCAGCTCGGTTTTGTGCTTCCAGATATCGCCGCTGATAATCGACTGGATAGTCTCGAGGGACATGTCGATCCCGGTGGTGATGTGCTCGGTGCCGTAGTCGGTGTTGTGCTCGATGCCAGAGATATCGGCCTGTATGTTGCCGATGATGTCAGCGATACCCTCACTGGATGGTTCGGACAGTTTCTGGATCCCTACCTGTAGCGCCAGGGTCATCCGGCGGCCGAGATGCATTTCCCGCAACTTTTCGCAGTACGAGGCAAGGTTCGCGAACGACGGTGTGTTTTTACTGCATTCAGCCAGGTAAGCGAACCCACCCGCACTCTCAAGAACCCCGAGTTGTTCAAGATCGCTGGTCAGCGTAAGCAGGTCTATCTTCGAACCGGATTCGTTGAGTCGCTTATATGACCGCAGAGCCACTTTATGGGGCGTTGCTGTGAAGTGGTCCTCAGTCAGCCCCTCAATCGCATCGGTAGCCATGTCGGCGCCATCTGCGCGACCTGCTGCAAGCATTATTCCGCCAATGACGGCCTGCTCAACGTATAAATCAATAAAACGGCTCATGCTTTGACTCCCTTGCGCTCACGGTGCTCGTTGATGGCCTGCTCGTAGACAGATCCCCAGTTCTTCGGATTCAGTATCCAGTCGAGAGTCAGCCATGGTTGATCGCCTCTGGTGCCGAACAGGGAAGACTTGCTAATCAGCTCGAAGGCCATGCCCATGTGCTTCAGTTCTCGCCAGTTGCCCTGGGTGGTTTTGCCGTTCCACACAGCTTCCAGGTCTCGATAGGCCGGACGGCGGCGGTTCCACTCATGCAGCGAAACGGCCTTCGAAGGGAATTTTTCATTCCAGAGCTTGATGATCTCTTCGTGCGGACAGGCTTTCGGGTTGCTTCCATGACCATCTGCCCATATCAGGGCGTCTGACAGGTATCCATCAAAGCGGGTCATACGGCACAGGTTCTCTGGCTTGAAGCTGTGACCCCAGTTCACATGGGCCCAGCGGATAACGAGTTTCAGCTCTTCAGCGGTGTAGCACTGGTCTTTGCTCTTCACCGTGGAGAGAGCTTTCTCGAAAGGTGCCAGCGCAGCACAACGACTACCCGTTAGCTCGTTGAAGTAATCCATCACTTCCTGAGCGAGTGAGTTTTCCCCCTGGGGGGATTTAGGGGGATCTTTTCTTTCTTTCTTTTGAATAGTTTCTTTTGTGTTTAGCTGAGTTGGCTTATGGGTATTAGCTGACTTGGCTAATGTTTCATTAGCTTTTTCGGCTAATGATTTGCCATTTTGGCTAATGCTGAAATTCCAGTCAGAAATCACCTTATTCACCCCGATCGCCAGGCCGTTGGTAACGATGATGTTCATTGCAATCATCTCGTTCTTGGCCTTGCAGACATGCGTATGGTGAATGCCGGTCATTGCTGCAATCTGGGTATTGGTAATGCGGTCAAACTTTTTCCCGAACCCGTAAGTTTTGCGGATCACCGCCAGAACGACCTTCAGCTGGCGAGCCGTTAAATCAGCAGCCATAACCGCTTCCAGCAGCTCGTTAGCGATGCGGGTATACCCATCATCGATATCTGCCACCTGACGCTCCACGACCGATACAGACGGTCTGAAAGGTATTACTTTTGCGAGATTACCCACGGCCACTCTCCTTACGTTTCAGTTCTTCCAGAATGGCGCGCATCTTCTCTGCCACAATCGGATTAACCGAGCGGATGAAGCGGTCGCGGGTTATGTTTTTATGTACAGCGGTATGGTAATAGCGTGGATTTTTTGCCATTATTCCTCCTGCAACTACTGTCGTTTTTGCACCAGAAAGCCGTTGGTGTTCGAGCACCGCGGCTTTCGCCATTTCTGCGTTCATGCTTCAAAATCTCCCTTCACTCCATCCCTGTTCGAAATCAGGATGGCCAGCAGCAGCGACATATTCGGCACCAGGTGCTCCCGCCACCGGCTGACTGTGGATTTGTTGATTCCAGCCACTTCGGCTATCCGGGTGGTACCCAGATCAGCAATTTGACGCTGCACCCAACTCTCAATTCGTCGTGCCTCCGCTTTGTTGCGTGTCGTTAAGGTTTCCATTTGCGATACTTCCTCTGAATTAATTGGTTATGGCCGCCGGTCAGGCGGCTGTTGATTTATTTGGCTCGTCGCCAAAGAGAAGCCATTCAGGCTCGCACTTAAGGGCGCGCGCCAGCTCAACCAGGTAACGTGGGCGCTTTGTTGTCCCGGCCTCAATGGCCTGCAGAGATTGCTGTTTCATGCCAGCCAGCTTCGCCAGCTGATCCTGCGACAGATTCATCTCTTCACGTTTTTGCTTGAGTCGTTGAGAAATTGTTTCCATATCTCCTCCACAGTTTTATCTGTATTCTCTGACAGTTATTTCTGTTTGTCAATTACAGTTTTAACTGTGATTATCAGGGAGGACAGAGAGAGGTATTTATGAGCCTTGCGGATCGCGTAAAGCAGAAGAGAATTGAATTGGGGTTAACCCAGGCAGAAGCAGCTGAAATGGCCGGTATACGGCAGCAATCCTGGCAGAGCATTGAAGACGGGAAAACACTTAAACCTCGGAATATAATTGGTATAGCCAAGGCTTTGAAATCCGATGCTGACTGGCTGATGAATGGCGGCGCTTTTATGCCGGTGGCAGAGGTTAACAGCAGGAGAGTTCCGTTGATAAGCTATGTTCAGGCAGGCGCATTAGCCGAAAAAAATCCCATTGAGGCTTTCGACGGAAACCTCGAGTACATCCTCACGGACTCTGATATTTCTGAATATACCTTCGCGCTGCGCATTGAAGGCGATTCGATGGAGCCTGACTTCAAGGCAGGGGACATTATCATCGTTGACCCGGAGATTGAGCCAACGCCAGGTGAGTTTGTGGTTGCCAGGAACGGCGGAGCACAGGCAACCTTTAAGAAATACCGCCCAACATACATTGACCCTATGGGCTGCCAGCACTTTGAGTTGGTCCCCCTAAATGATGATTATCCTGTCATTAACAGTGATCACCAGCCATTGACCATCATTGGCGTTATGATTGAGCATCGCATCTACCGCAGAAAGCGATAGCAGGCCTTCCCTCCTATAAAAAAATCACCGGCTTCGGCCGGTTTTTTTTCGTCTGAACAAAAATATTTTCCAATAAAATACAGAAACATATGTATTTTGCACCACTAAATACAGTTTTGTCTGTTGACGATAATACAGTTTTATCTGTATCTTTATCCCATCGAAACGAAACATCGACAGCTGAGCGAAGTTAGCCAGCGGCGAAGTGGAGATTCGGTCAGTCGAACGGCGCGACAGTAAACCATGCGTCGGACCATAGGCGGGCTCAGGAAGAGCGGCAATTATGGCAAAGCGAAAAAAAGATTTATTCCAGTCCATTCGAAGCTGAGTGGGCTGTGCTGAATCAACAAAAAGTGAGGTGGATATGACGGAAAAAATAGATCCGGTCGTCAAAATTTTGCTCGACCGGACCAATCAAGAATATGCTGCTATCGAAGCTCGCCAACAACGCTTTCAATCTCTTTTAGACGACTGGATACAGAGTCGGGAGTCTGACCAGAGTTTAGCCTTTTCCATTCAGAGAGATGCGCCCTTAGTTGTTGCGATTGTTCTGGAGTGCTTGAAGCAAACATCGCAGCTAAAAGAAGCTTAAGTGCAGCGTTTTTATCTTCCAGCTCATCAACGCGAGCAGATAGCTCCTTCACTAACAATTCAGTTTTAACTTCAGACATAACTAATTCCTTTTTTTGACTGTGGATTCATCAGTCTACGGCATTCCTTTGACTGTGGAAAGCAAGGGAGCGCGCGCCGGGCGCGGATAAATACCCCGGCACTAACTGGAATGTTTTGGGATTGGATGAATGCGCAGGCTGATGCGCAACGAAGCGGAAGTAGTGTGGGATTTATCGGCAGAACCGAATCTACATGCCGGAGTTCAGCGCCGGCCATCCAATCGCCAAAGCATTTCTCCCGCATCAGCGGGTAACGACTGAGGGTAAGGCGATGAAAACAAGTAGCGGACAAGAGATTTTAAAGGGCTTCAATGTTCGGGATATCTCTGCTGATTATGACGAGCCAAGGTTTGATGTTTTATTTGTCCACGATGATGGCAAATGCCGGTATTCAAACGATGTTTTTGGTTCTGAGCAAGAAGCCATCAGTTACGCAAAAACATGTAACGCCAACACAGCGGACAGTGAATGCTGGGACTACTACCAGCACTCTTCAACCAGCAACGACTGGAAGTTGATTCAACACATTGAAGCTAAAGCCGCCTAACCAGCGGCTTTTTTCATACCTCAGTCGCTTCACCGAGGCGGCTTAGTTATGACAACCGGCGGCCATCCACCGCCCATTAGCGCAGAAGTCTTGTTTAACGTTCAGCGGCGCGGCTTAAGCGCGGAGATGATTATGAGCCTTATAAAATTAACGCAGCAAAAAATTGCACTTGAGTCCGAGTTAGTGGCACTCAAGAAGAATTTCACCAACGAGTCCGCGCGCATTAGTAAAGAAATGGCGAGCGTATTGGAAAAGCTAAATTTTGTTAATTCCGGCCTAGATGACCAAAAGGTCAGCCACGGGATGCGTATTGTCTACTTTGGGAACCCTAAAGAAAGCTCTGAACGTCGAGCCTGCATTAGTGACGCAATCTCAGATATAGCCACCGGATTCTCACGTCTGAGAAAAGAATATCTTGGCACAAAGAACTATGCGCATTGGTCTGATCAAAGAATCTCCTGTTCTTACGGGTGCTGCCCTTCGCATGGCAGCGTCTGCTTTGAGGTTGGCCTAACCCGACAGGCGCGTGAAAAGGCAAGCGAGCACGGTCTTGATGATTATGATGCTGAGTGCGCGATTTATTGCCTTATGAATGTCGACGCTATTAATGCAGCGAAAGCAGAAGCTCGGGAGGCATCATGACAGTCACCCACAACGGCAAGCAGTACACCGCCAAAAGCTCAACGATAACGAGTGGCAACTGACGTCGGTATCGGCACCGCGCGACAAGCTGACGCTGAACCGCTGGCACATGAAGCTGGCTGGCCTCCTGGAACAGGTTGAGGTGAAGGTATGATTGGAATGCACTACGGCACCGCATCAGTGCCACGTAGCGAGGTTTTACCGGGCACAATGCTGCAACACCACGGCAAAACTTATCGCGCCTCTGCGAACGTTGAGAAAGGCCTGTACGCCTTCAACATCTTCGAAAAAACCATCATCAAAAGTGATTCCGTCGTTGTGCTCCTGAATGAGCGCGGCGAGCCGATGGTTCACTAATACCAACTCCCCTATTCAACCAATCGGCCTGGCATTACGCGGGCAGCATCTCCACATCCAAATTTCAGGAGAAACCATGAGCGAAGTAACGGACTTAACTGTCATCGAAATCAAGCCGGATCAGGCGCCAGTGCTGTACGTAGCCGGCGGCCTTGACGCTTATCTCGAGCAAATCCGCCAGGCAGTAAACGAAGTGCCGGATCTGTCCACGAAGAAAGGCCGTGACCGTGTCGCCTCTCTGGCGGCGCAGGTGTCACGAAGCAAGACGGCAATCGAAAAGCCGGGCCGTGAGTACCTGAAGCGCCTGAAAGAGGCTGTTCGACCGGCTGAGGCCGAAATTAAGCGATTCGTTGATGCCTGCGACGACCTGCGCGACGCGACCCGGCGCCCACTCACGGAATGGGAAGCCGAGCAGGAACGCATAAAGACTGAAGAGGCCATGAACGTGCTACACGCCGAAGCGCTGGAGATGAACGAAGAATTCGACCGCCAGCGTGTCGCGAAAATCGAAGCAGACCACGAAATGGCTCTGCTGATGAATGACGCTTTCGACCGTGACCGCGAAGAGCTGCGCCGCCTAGCGGAGCAGGCTCAGCGTGAACGCGACGAGCGACTGAAGCAAGAGGCTGCAGACAAGGCCAAGCGCGAAGCCGAAGAGAGGCATAAAGCGGAACTGGATGCCGCAGAGCGTAAACGCAAAGAAGACGCTGACCGTGCAGAACGCGAGAAGCAGGACGCCATCGCAGAAGAAAAACGCAAAGCGCAGGAAGAAGCAGATCGCATCAAGCGAGAAGCTGAAGCGAAAGAAAAAGCCCGTCTGGCCGAAGAGCAGCGCAAAGCTGAAGAAGAAAACCGCCGCGCCGCAGACAAAGAGCACCGCCGCACCGTCAACCGTCGTGTCTACGCAGACCTGATTGCTCAGGGCATCCCAGAAGAATTCGCGCAGAAAGCAGTGCTGGCGATCGCTGGCGGCAAGGTGCAGGACGCGCACATCAAATATTGAGGCAACCATGAACACATACCTCACTTACGACCGCATCGAAGACCGGCGCTGGGTTGAGCAGCAGCTCACCGACGAGAAGGAGAAGTGGATCGACGACCGGGCGCAGCAAATTATCGACATGATGCCAAAAGAGCCGTCCGGCCTCTTCCACTTCACGATCCCGATTGACTCCAGCCCATACGAAGGACTTCGCAGCGATAAAGCTGGCGAGGCCTACAACGATTTCATTTCGGCAGTTGCTTACGCCCAGGCGGAGTACGACTGGGAACACAGTACCGGCTGCCCGTTTTAATTTTTGAGGGGATTTACAATGAGCACTGCACTTTCCACTATGGCCGGGAAACTGGCCGAACGCCTCGGCATGGATGCCGGTACAGACCTGATGAATACGCTGAAGAATACAGCGTTCAAAGGTGGCAACGTCACGGACGAGCAGTTCACAGCCCTGCTGATCGTCGCCAACCAGTACGGTCTGAACCCATGGACCAAAGAGATTTACGCATTCCCAGATAAAGGCGGAATTGTTCCGGTCGTCGGCGTTGATGGATGGGCTCGCATTATCAACGAACATCCTCAGTTTGACGGCATGGAGTTCTCTTACGACAAGGAGGAAGGCGCGTGTACCTGCAAGATTTACCGCAAAGACCGTAAGCACCCGACCATTGTCACTGAGTACATGGGAGAGTGCAAGCGCAACACTCAGCCATGGCAGTCCCACCCTACCCGCATGCTTCGCCACAAGACGCTGATCCAGTGCGCGCGCCTGGCCTTTGGTTTCGCTGGCATCTTCGACCAGGACGAGGCAGAGCGAGTGATTGAAGGAACAACGGCAGAGGTTCATGCGGGCCATGAATCAGATAGCCGTCGCCCGGACCTGATCGCAAAAGGCGAGTCTGCCGCGCGCCTTGGAACCGTTAAGTATCAGGAATTCTGGGTGGCGTTAAGCGCAGAAGAGAAACAGGTTATCGGCGCGGTTGAGAAGCGTCGCATGTATGACATGAGCCTTGCAGTCGACAACGCAGAACCTGTCGATGCCGCAGCGCCGGAGGATAAATGATGGAACAACGTACTCTAAAAGGTCTGATGGTCTATAGCCCAAAATCTGGCGTTTTTACATGGATTAATCCACCGCAAGGTCATGAGGAATTACTTGGTGAGCAGGCTGGGAGCCCGGCCAAAGGAAATAAGACTTACTGGTTGATTCAAATCGACGGAAAGAAATATAAGCGCTCACATCTGGCCCACTTGTTTATGACGGGAAAGATGCCATCAGGAATTATTGACCATATTAACGGTAATTCTTTGGATGATAGGTGGATGAATATCAGAGACACCACATACGCCATTAATGCCCAAAACAGACTCGTTGGGAAGCCAGGTAGAGAACTACCAATGGGGGTTAAGAAATTAAAAAGCGGCCGTTATTTAGCAAGAATTGGCGTTGGAAGAAAATCAGTTTCTCTTGGCACCTTCGACACCGTTGAAGAGGCTAAGTCGGCATATCTAATTGGCAAGGAGAAATATCATGCTTCAGCGTTCGCCTGAATGGTTTGCTGCTCGCTGCGGCAAGGTCACAGCCAGTCGCCTGGCTGATGTCATGGCCCGGACTAAGTCGGGCTACTCCACCAGCCGCCAGAACTACATGGCCGAACTGATTTGCCAACGGCTGACCGGGAAGCTGGAGGAAGGGTTTTCGAATGCCGCGATGATGCGCGGCACTGAACTTGAGCCAGTGGCACGCGAAATGTACGCGCTGAATGAGTTCGATGCGGAAATCACTGAAGTTGGGCTCATCGATCACCCAACCATACCCGGATTCGCAGCCAGCCCGGACGGACTTGTTAACGATGACGGGCTTATCGAAATCAAATGCCCCAACACCTGGACCCATCTTGAAACGCTGAAAACTGGCGAGCCAAAGCGGCAGTACATGCTGCAAATGCATGCGCAGATGATGTGCACCGGGCGGAAATGGTGTGATTTCGTTAGTTTCGATGATCGTCTGCCGCCTGACCTCGCCTATTTCAAGAAGCGCATTCATTTCGATGAAGAGTTGGCGCGCGAAATCGAGTCTGAGGTTAAGAGCTTCATTGCAGATCTGGAATCTGAAATTCAGAAAATCACAGAGCGTGCAGCATGAAACGCACACCCTTCTATCGCAGGCCCGGGCGAACCGGGCAATTCTCCGGCCTCCGTGAGCGCGTTATCTGGATGATTCAGACGCGGGGCCGCCCGGTAACCGGCAGCGAAATCGCTGAGAAGTTTGGCGTAACGCTCATCGAGTTTAACCGGGTCGCTAACGGCATCACCCGCGGCTCCGGACAGATAGCTCAGATCGTTGAGTCGGAAAAATGGATCAACGAGGACGGCATCTGCGACCGGAAATTTAGCCTAGCCAGTAAGCCAAAGGTCGTAACACCGCAGGGTAAATCGCGGCTGTTCACCCGGCGCGCCATAGAGCAATCGCAGGAAGGTAGACGGCAGGAGTGCATAGCGCGTGCCGCACGCCGTCGCCGCCTCATTGCTCAGGGCCTCTACATCGACGAAATGGAGTCCATCCTATGACTCACGCTCACGACGACATCAGGGTTGGCACACTGTGCCTTCCCTTCATTGGTAACGGCTGGCTAATGCCATGGGGTGATGTCATCTGCAACCCACTTAAGGCGCAGAGACTCGCTGAAGAGTATCTCAGCAGACAGGAGGCCGCATGGCCGATAATCACCGCAAATAAAATCAGCATTTACGCAATGAGCGACGCGGACAAAAGAGGCGGTTGGGGAGCCGAGGCTTTTCATCCCGACGATGCATATAGCTTTAACGATAACCCACTTCGTGCCGCAATGATTGTCTTCCTCATGATGCAGGAGTTAGCCAATTTTCCAGCTAATTCAGCGGGGTCAGATTTACGCTGACCAGCACGGTTGGCCCGTCATCATCCACAGCTGCA